CACCTATAGTTTGTATTCAATGTCTTATGGAAATAATCGACTTTTTATAGTGGGGATGGATAATCGGGATCATGGTGTCATACTTATTTCAGACGCAGTAACAGATGAAACCAATCCTCTTCTCTCTGATGATACAACAATGTGCAACTTTGGGATTATTTTTTGTATATTCTTAATCCTTCGGATTTCAACCAAAACGAATGTGGTTCTTCTTCTTTGTATTGCACTTTTACTTTCATTTGTATTCAAGGATTACTGTCTTATTTGAATAAACAACTCATATATTACACAACATCAATCTTCTTCTGCATCTCGATGATGATATCTGCAATCTTCTTCATCTTTTCGTGAGCATACCCCTCGTTATCATAACTGCTCTGCAGCATTACTTTATTCTTTCCGTTTACAGCATTTTTGTATATGCTCAAGCCATTCGGATACCAGTTGTGATCCCACGTAGTGGTTGGGATCCTTTCCGTCAGGTACTTTTCGATGGCATCGAGAGAGGTGAAACTCCAGCTCTTGATGCACCCGGGGCAGTCAGACCGACTGAAGATCATCGAATATGTGCTTGTCAACTCATCCCTCTCCTCGACCCACTTTGAGTACTGTGCCATCTGATTCATATTGGGGGTTCGGCAGAGCTGATTCGGAAACTCAGGGCCCTTGTAATACTCATTGAAGCGGTTCATCATCTGGTTGAGTTCCATTATACGCTCCATTTGGCTGTGACGGTTTACTTTCTCAGATGCAAAAACCTGGGTCATTCAGGGCACCCTTTTTAGGTGAAGATGTAATACCAAAGTCGTTCCATTGTCCAGGCATTGAGTGACTCTGGGTCATATGTGTTATAGTAGTGAGCATGTTCATACGAATCATTCTTAAGCATTGATAATAGTTTTTTATAAAACTCAATCGGATGCTGAAGTATACACATTTTTGGAACGATGTATTGAGCACCATATGACACATCAAGTATATTAGGTGGAGGTTTTCCAAATATTTGCATGAAATATTCCCGTATGTGAAGTCCTTGATAATAATCCACTGGCTCTGTATTCAGATCCTTGAAAAATGGTTTGCAATAATCAACCTGTGGTGTTGCTGTAAAATCAATCGGTATCGAAACATGATCAAATGGATTTCCTTGTAAAAATACTACATGAGATGGAAGGTTATCATAATGATCGATGATATATCTGAGATATGTACTGGCTTCACGCCCTACATTGGGCATAGATCCATCTGACTTGTCATATACAATCTTGTTTTGTAACTTGTTGCACCATGAAACATCCTCTTTATATTTTGCAATAACATATAGCATACTATATGTGACATCTTATTTTTTATCTGGTTAATAATAAATGATGATCTGTGCGTGTGCAAAGCCAACATTCAAACTTCCGAAAAGACTTGAACGTGCTCGCAGAGTAGCCGAGTCCAGACGGATAGATTCTTTCAAAACCCTACACGAAAATCTAAAGAAAACTGCACAAGAAGAAAAGCAAATGGTTCAAGAGTTTGTTGACAAGTTCAAAGCATTTTTGGATGATGACGATGATGAAAATAATGTAGAAATAGTATAGGATGTGGTCACCTAGATCAATAAGACCACTCGAATTGGTCGTAGGTTACAAACTAGTTCCAGTTCCCCTCAGGGGGAAATGGCTCCTCAAAATGTTGGATAGATCCGGACCAACATACGTCAAGTTTGGACAGTTTATATCCAATAGAAGTGATATTTTTGGTACGCTCTCGAGTGATCTCGCCCCACTTAGAGATAGAGTAACGCCCCTAGACTTTGAACAATTCCGCCGCCTCATACCCGATGGAGTCACTGATGTTGATCCATTACCGCTCGCAACCGCCTCCGTCGCCCAAGTTCATCGCGCCAAATTAGGAAAAAGAGATGTAGTCATAAAGTTGAAAAAACCAAAAATCGAGCCAATGATAAGGGAGGATTTGAGACTCATCCGACAGTGTGTTGATGTATTAGGTAATTTCGGTTTCAATTTCCTGAGTCCTTGGCTCGATGAATTTGAAAAGGGATTACTTTCTGAATTAGATTTTCGTGGAGAAGTTAGAAACTTGTTTAGATTTCGTGAAATATATAGAGACAGAAGTGATATAGTTATACCTCGGCCATATTCTAAACTCTCGAGTGACAATCTTATAGTGATGGATTATGTACCATCAGGACCAATTCAGAGAGGGTTCAAGGGTGAACGTCTCGTTAATATGTTTCTGGAACAATTACTCTATGAGGGAGTTATTCACGGAGACTTGCATGCTGGTAATGTTGGAACACAAGGTGAGTCCATAGTTATGTACGACTTTGGAAATGTCATCAAGATATCGGACAAGTATCGTGATGGAATTCGCAAGTTTGTATTTAGTGTTCAGTCTAGAGATATAGATGCTATGATAGATGCTATGATATATATGGGTATGATTGTGCGAGACAAGGAGACGACAAAAATTTTCATGAATCAATTCTTAAATTACCTAACAACACTTAATTTTACCGAGTTCAAGATTGACTCAGAGGAGCTCAAACAAAAAGCTTCAAAGATTCCGGTCGAACTAGATTCGACCACCCTGCTAGTCCTAAGATCCTATTCACTTATGGAGGGTCTCTGTAAGGAGATTGATCCCAATCTTTCATATAGCAACATTGTTCAGAAGAATGTTGAACTATTATTCTTGGATTCCTTAGGTTCGATAACTGGAGGTTGAGGAGGTGGATCTTCATCAACAATGTCTGCCCAAGAAGAGTTCATTGAGTTATAATTTCTTCACAGCCTTAAGTACCTTTTTCACCTTTGGTATAGACTTTTTAGACTTTGAACCTGGCCAGATGCGCTCTATATCAGCTTGGAGTTTGTCTAGAAACTCTTTGTTTTCCCACATTTTATACGACTCAACAACCTTGTTAATTTTCTCTTCTGCATATCCAAAACTGATGAGTGCTCTGACATACTCCATCAGTGGTGGCTTCTTCCCCTTTGCCAAGTACTTTTGGTGAATATCAAACATCTTACAGTCGAGGCGAACCTTGACCTTGCTTCCAGAAACCCTGAGAATCACATTCACAGGATTGATGATACTAGTCTTGGCCGATGGACGTTTCAGAATGATTCGTTCCCTCTTTATGAGTTCAACCTTTTCGTGGGGTACAAACTTTGGGAATGGGTTTAGCATATTTCGCCCAATCTTGGCAAGGATCGAATTACCCATAGTCGGCAGAGCCTCAGGCTTGGCCTCTACGGTCTGGAGACGCTTAGGGCGAGGATTCGGGCGCTTGAAAGTCTCACCAGTCTTGACTGTGGGTTCATAGGTGTTGGACTTCATTGCTGTTCTTACTCTTCTAGCGGAGTTTTCCTAAGGGTTCAGGTGTCACCAATTTTTATGGATTAGACATAATCTCAAGTGTCAGAGACCAATCTAGCCCATTATTGTCCAACTGCGAACCGAATCTATCTCTAATCTGTATATCGATTGTCTGGAGTCTCAGGGTTGTATCTGTATTTACAATTCTCTGAACATAAGACTTTAATGATGTATAAAAAACAACTACAGAATTGTCAACCTGAACCTTGAATGTAATGGGGTTTGGTTCACTCGATGACCCTCTGAAGAGTGGTATATATATGTTGATGTAATCGTCGAAAGAGATTCTGAATGGAGATGGCCCGTAAATGGGAACTGCATCATCAAATGTTTGATGATTATAAAATCCAATCATGGATGCAATATTGGGCTGACCATTATCAATATTTGTGATAATATATCCTGACCCCGCACCAGTCATTACAAATCCAATTTGTGTCCCACTTACGAATAAGACTATACCATTAGTAAGCATACTATCACCGTTCTGATCAGTTGATGCGTTTAGGGTACTAATAAGTGATGCAATATCTGGATAATATGCTGGAGGAACTGTAAATGTGTGAATACCATCTGTATATACACTAAACACATTGAATGGGCTTCTGATATTAAAGAAGCCGACAGGAATTTCTGCCGACCGTAGAATCACTTCGCTGAAACTAGATCTAGGATTGGATAACTGATATGTAACATCAAATGGATTCCCACCATGTTTTATAATGTTAGGAACACCCGATGATACAGTTGTTCGGACACCTGAAAGGGACGTTGAGATTGATTGGATGAGTTGGGGGGTGATTGCTAGTGCAGTATCTATATGAAGCAGACTGCTCTGAAGGCTCATTATTATTACATGTACAAATTAAAATCGTCTGTATCGTGCTCGGGGTAAAACTCTCTATAATTGGGAACAATCTTAATAACCTCTACTTCACCCAACACAGTTTCACACTTGTAGTAAAATGTACCGTGATCCTCCGTGAGTACCCAGTCTATAGGCTCATCGGGTTCCCCCGAAATCTTAAGCCTATAGAAACTATCCGTGATTTCGACAACTTCATAATGCAAACCATCGACGGGCTCTCGCCATATATCAAAGATTCGGCTAGGCTGGGCTACGTGCCTGAAACAAAGGGTATCCCCAATATGGAAAGACATTTGTCTTCTGTTCAAGAAGAACCTGCTAGTTTAAAGTTCACGCTTTTTATAAGAACAATGTACCGAAACCTCGAGTCTCTATGTGTCCTAAAAAATTACTACCGAGTCAGAGACCCAGACTATTATGGATTTTTAGACTCTATTCATCAGAATCTAATCAATCAAATCTATAGCCCAAAATCTCCTTCTTACGATTCAAAAGCCGCTCAGCATCCTCAAGGTCAATAGATCCTATGTAGTTCTTTTTGTAAAGCTCTGCATTATAAAAATGTGATTTCTCAGAAATAGCCTGAGATACCGGCCATGTTTCAAGTCGTAGCTTCTTCATCTCCATCTCAATCTCCGTAAGGCGTGGGAGAATGTTATCCTTTATGAGTTCGCGAATCTCTTCAACAACTCTGCACACCTTGTCAGAATCGACAGACATATTCATTATATAATAAGTGTACTACTTTTTTATACCCCCCAGACGAAGCAAAAATATTCCCATGATGATCATACCAAGACCGACAAATTGCCATCTTGAATTGAGAGTTTCACCAAGTATGAATATTGCAAATAGTGTTTCGAGTAATGCTGACATTCCATCCCACATCCCATTCACATATATGATATTGCCAACCTGCAACGATTTGATCAATAAATATATGACTAGTGCGTAACCTACGAGACCACCTGCAAAGTTTCCAGCGTTACCAGTCCGTGCATAAAACTTGAACTGAGTGTCGCCAAGGATCTCTGCGACTGAAAGAGCAACTATTAAAGCGAGACTCATATATAATACATAGAAATGAAGTGGCTATTCATAGGTCCTCATATGAAATCTGGAATAGGTCATGTGACTAGAAGATATGCGGAGCTGGTGAATGCAGAGTTTTGCGAATTCACCAACACCCCGAAAGAGACTGAATACGATATTGGGTTTGCCTTTCTGATTCCCATGGATTGGCAAGTGAGAATGTTCAAGGAGCGTTTCGTACCTCTGTGTAAAAAGGTGATTGTCATGACTGTGTGCGAGACGGAGACTGTTCATCCCCAGTATAGTATGCTCTTGGAGTTTCAGCCAATATATTGTCCAAGTGAATATTCACGAAAGATTCTGGAGCGCCAATTTGGTGGTGAGTGGCGACTATTGTATCACAACTCACCTGAGCTTCAAATTTCTAGAGTTGTTCCAGAACATCCTTATACATTCTATACAATTGGAAATGTTGCCGACTACAGAAAGAATGTGCGAATGATGATTGAAGCTTTCATCAGACTTCAGATGCCGGATTGTATTCTGGTACTCAAGGCTACCACAGTTGAACCTCTCAACTGGAATATACGTAATGTGTATGTGGTTCAGGAGATGCTGACTGATGAAGAGCTTGACAAGTTTCATGCACATTGTGATTGCTACGTCAACTGTTCATTCTCAGAGGGTGTTGGTATGGGTGCAGTAGAAGCAGCCATAAGAGATAAACCAGTCATCATCACAGACTATGGGGGTCTGAAAGAGTATGTCAAGACTCCTTATATGGTTGAGACTAAGATGGGTTACGTGGGACGCGACGACTTTCTGTACCTGAAGAATATGGAGTGGGGAATTCCATCACTCGAAAGTTTGATGAAACATATGAAGACATGCTATGACATGAGACTAGTGAAACAAGATCATAGCTTTACACGATCTATAAACAAAAACGGTTTAAATTTCTTCACTTCTGCAAACTCATAAAGTCTTTTTGAACCTTGAGCATCATCCTACCATATGGTTTGTACATCTCCTCCTTCCACATCCTCTGCACCTTGATAATCTTATCCTCATCCTTCTCGATAGTTCCATCCCTCTTCAGGAAGCAATCCTCGCCCAAGGGGTTGCCTTTGGCACGCTTAGCATGCGGTAGTTGATGCATTGTGTCCTGGACACCAAAAGACCTGGGTATGTCTCCTTCACCCTTTTGGTATAAAGAAACTAGCTCCTGAATAAGTACAATGAACTCTGTTCTGTATGGCCTTGACGATAACAACCTATCTGCTACCGACATCAAGCTACGCCTCACGGAGCGTGTAGAGCTCCTAGAGGATCATGTCAAGGTTGAGCTTGAGAATGAGCTTGGTGAGATTCTAGACTCTATCTGCGACGATACATTTGTCACAACCCCTCTGTATATGATTATGAGTATGCTACCTTCTGTCTATTTTCTGGATGTCGAGGAGCAGACACATCTACTAATTAAGATTGGAAAGACAATTGACAACTTGATGCTTCTGAATGAGGTGATTTAAATATAAACCCCGCTTTTTGCATATGGAGGTTGCTACCTTTTTGCAGTGTCCCTGCAAACCAGGGTTCTTCTATAAGAACAGTTCATCACTGAAAACACATTATAAAACAAAAATACATCAGAACTATGAGTCTGTTCAGGAGATTAAGGATATCAGAATCAAGGCGAAACAATTTGAGAATGAGATCGAGAGACTAAAGACGCGACTAGTGCACAAAGAACAAATTGAGATTGAATTACTCAGGCGTATCAGTGAACTTGAGAAACAGATTTATATCTAAATTACATGACGTTTACAAAATTTTCCACAAGTAGCCCGAAACGGGCAAGGCTTGTTCTCAAGAGTGCGAGCTTGACATTTCGCAGTCTTGTGAATGGCTTCTACTTTCGGTGCATTCTCCAAAAAAATTATTCGCTTCTTCATCTTCTCCTCCTTGAGCTTGTTCGCGGACGCCTTGAACTTCATGATGCTGTTGGCTAGCTTGATGCTGTAATCGTCCATTTTACTTGATGCGTATCCACGAAACCTGAAGCCTACAGGTACACACTTTTTGATACGGATGCTCTAATGTCATTCGTGACTCCTCGTTGCTCGTTACGGGGGGGTGGGCCTCGAGCACCCTCTATGGCTACAACTTTGAGAACGTCTCTTGATCCACACAGGACAATTTCGGGATGGAATGTATTTTCGTACTTTCCTTTGAGTCTGGGTGCCCAATATCCATCATATCCAAGTTTGCAAATAAAGACTGCAACATGGATATCATACTTAATCTTGGACACTCGACGAATGATTCCACTCGATACACGGAATGCTTTACCTATACTCTTCTTAAGCTCTTCTGATTTCGCCCTGTCCATAAGATCTACGACCGTCTTGAGATCACCCATATTTAGAAGCTTGAGAGACTTTGTAGTCTGATATTTGACGGCACGTCCATACACTTCGACATCATCTGCATCTTCAGCAAAAAAAACTGGCAAATCAGCCCTGAGATACTCTGGTCTTTGACCAATATAGTGCATTGCTGATTTGGATTCGGAATGAGAACCTCTGTATATATATGTGCCTAAAGGTAATATCATCTCTATAATATAATGTACATATTTAATAGAGCAACCTGTTACAGGTGTAAGGCTCCTCTGAAGATTAGCATTTGGACGAATGGTCCAGAGACTGATGCTCTTTACACTTGGTTACAGCATAGTCCTTTGGATCTGAGTTTGAATATTGTCATGTACAAAAAGGTGGGTTCAAAGATTTGTAGATGTTGCCCGGTCTGTTACAAGTTTCCAATTGGTCCGAGACAACTGATGAATAGAGAAACTGGAAAAGGCTTTCAAGAACCTGTGATGCCTTATACAAAGCAAGAGATTCATCAGTGGTTCAGGGATGGTTCAGAGTTTGTAAAACATAATCCGATTGAAAGAGCCCCTTTGGCTCTCACGGCTGCATACTGGCTATTAGTCCCAGGACTTTACTTATGGTTCCGGCCGATTGTAATCCAGATGTATCTGATAGACTACGGAGACCTTGACATATAGGTGAATGTGTTGTCACCAAGGAACTGAAGAATGACTTGGCACAATAATGCCAATGAAGATACTCAGCCATATATCTACTCACATGTAACACACTCATCAAGAGTACAAATCGCTGAATGTTCATCTTCTTGAAAGAATCACCTTCTGTTTAAGCTTTCTTTCAACCACTTTTAAAGCACCTTTCATTGTAGGCTCTGACCACAAGAGCCATCTTGACCAGAATCCTGCAGTGTGGGGATCTGACCAATCCTCTCTCTTCTGATGCCGAATGATATATCGTCTCTGTCGTTCGGGATCATGGTGAATAGTATAATCCTCGTAGCCTTTGGCACCAAATGAAACTTTCGAGCCGTCTGGAAATATCGCAGTCCATTTTTTAGTTTTACCTGGAACTAAGACAATCATCTAGATATAATTAACATTAAAATGATAAAAAACAGTATAAATGAATACTTACAATCTGAATATTGCTGAGTTGAAGAAGAGGCTATACCTGTATTAGTCTGTAAAAGTTGAAATAGAGGCTTTATACTATAAACCGCTTTGTCTTTGTCGGCTACAACGAGGGAACATCCAGAAATAAAAAAAGAAGGGGTATCTTTCGGATGTGTATAAGCAGGAGTTGTACTTAATAAATTTCCATTTAGATCAAATGCATAAATTGGATCGGAACTATATGCATCCCCAAATGTATAGATTACGTCGTTACAAACTGCTAAATTATTAGGATTACTAATATCTGCGCCTGCAGTTGAATAAATTTTTCCGTTTCTAACTATATTTGGAAATAGACTAATCAAAGTTGCCGGAGAAATTAAGAGTGTGTTATTCTTAGATATTCCATTCTCATCAAAAATGTAGATATTACCACTTGAGTCATTTGCAATTCCATATGGTATATGATTGAATAATGCGGTGTTTACTGCCATATATTATATACACCATAATATATGGCACGTGTTCTGTACTCCAGTCTGCTGAAGGAACTCTCTTACCCCATCGTCATTGCTACAGGTCCAGCGGGGACCGGAAAGACTATGATGGCCTGCAAGGCTGCAGCAGCCAGCACAGCTAAACGCCTCATCCTCACACGCCCTGCAGTATCAGCTGACGAGTCACACGGATTTCTTCCTGGGACTCTTGATGAAAAGATGGAGCATTGGGTTAAGCCAATGACTGATGTACTTCCAAGATATCTCAAGCCGGAGAACTGTCCTTTGGCATTTATGCGCGGAAGAACCTTTAGTGACTGCTGGATTCTTGCTGACGAAATGCAAAACTCAACCCCCAATCAGATGAAGATGCTCCTGACACGTATTGGTCAGGATTCAAAGCTCGTGATTACAGGTGATCTGAATCAGTACGAGAGAGGATTTGAGGAGAATGGTCTCAGGGATCTTATAGAGAGACTCCGAAAGAGGCCAGTAGATGGGATTGGTATGGTGGAGTTTTCAGAATCTGATGTGATGAGACATCAGATTATCAAAGAGATATTAAGAATATATTCGTAGTATATAGTAGGAATGAAGAGAGTCTGCCTTCATGTTCGGAGGGTATTTCGCAAACCTGAAGTGAGATGGGGTGCTCACTTTGTAAAAAAGAATTTGGTAAGAACAACTGTATTATCACTTGTGCCATCTGCAATTGACGACTTTGCATTACATCACGCTAGTATCAGTGTCGATGAGGCTATTCACCTGAGTGTCGATACTTTTACAATCAACCTTATTGGAGCCATTCTTACTTTTGCCTCCAAGCTGTAAGATGATATCATTAGTTATGCACCACCTGATAAAGTTGAGCTGGGCAACAGTTGTTGTAACCTCCTCATCGAGGACTCGAAACTGAATACGTTCAGTACGGCAAAAAGGATCAAACAACTTTTTCGAATATCCATCAAGACTAGACTTGTATGCCACATGAACAGTAAACAACTTGTTTCCAATGTTATACGACAAGTTGTTTTGTTTTGCATAATTTGTAACAAAATACTCTAGATTCCTCAGTGATATTCCTCTCTTGTGCTGAAGAATATCAAGGAGCAACCCTGCATTTACAGGGTCATCATAAAAACGCTTCACAGATTGCAAAAGTAAATCTGCTTTGCTCATTATTTGAGCTGACCTTCTATTCTTTAGATGTCGACTGATAGTTTTGGATTATCCTTACAACCTGGACATCCCTGAACAAAGAACATCCCTGGATCATGATTGTGCTGATTCTTTGCGACCGGTGTACTCACTGTACGAATAACATTCGGCTTTTGATTCTGATGCTGGTGACAAAACCCATTGTTTGATTTCTTGCACGCCCTGCGATTACACGATTTACCTTTGGCCGTCAGACCCATACACATTGAGTTGTCAGCCGTTAGTGTAGAGGCATCCTTCAATAACTGCTTGATACTGACATCATAAGTCTTTGAAACGTGCTCAAGAACCGCCTTGATCTTCAAAGCCACCTGACGTTCAACCTCTTCATTAATCATCTGAATGATTCGACTCTCCATATCTATATAGATATCCAACTCTTTAAGAAATAAGTATTACACCACCTATAACTGCTATAATACCTGCTATGTGTTTCACAGTCATTGTTTCTCTGAGGAATATGTACGAAAATAAGACTAGGAAGATTGGAACTGTAGAAATCAAAGCCGTCACGATGGGTGCTGGATGGTTAGCTAACAGATGATAATATATCAAGTTACTTATGAAACTGATTATTGCAGCTCCTGCTACAATCAGGATGAGTGGTATAGCTACATTCTGAATCTCTCCCAGTATAGTCTCCCTATGAAACCCTATATAGCCAAGCATCAGTACGAAATACACAACGGCAAAGAGTGAAACCAACGTATGATCTGAAAACTTTTGGGACGCCCTCTTCATGAGCAAGATTTGTATGGCTGACATTATAGCTACAACAAGTGACAAAAATACAAGTTGATTCATACCATTTACTTATTTTTAAATCTTCGTAGTGAAATTTTAATCTGCTCCAGTCTCTCACATAGCTTAGCCTTTGAATCATTTTCGCTAGGTCTGTACTCTGGCTCATATTTCTTCAGTATCCGTCGGAGCTCTGCAATTGTATACGCCTCGCACTTTTTGCCCCTCACAAAGAGATCCTCGGTCCAGATTTCGGGTCTGGTTAGAATAACCTTGGACTCTCGTCTTAGAGCTTCATGTTTTACTCTGGACAACTTAAACTTTGCTATAGAACGAGCCATGCGTTCTTCGTTCAGTTCTTGCTTTGGTATCTCTCTCAAAATACCTCCACGTCCCTTGGTCAGATGACCTAGATAATTGGTTCTGGTTGGTACACGAGTGAATGCATTTGTCTTTGCCAGAGGGTGTCTCTGTCTGTATTCTCTTTTGATTTCCTCACGTCTCGCCTTGTTTTCCCTTATGAGATCTATAATTTCACGCTCTCTGCGACGATATGGCTCACGAATAACCCTCTTTATTATGCTCTTCCATCGTTGTCTTGCTACGTTGCTTCGTTCGGTCAACTTCTTAATCATATCCTCCTTCTCCTGGCGATTCTCCTCTTCGAGGATTCTTGCGAGATATCTAGCTTCAGCCAGAACGTCATTCTCTTGAATCTCATCCTCCTTTTCCTGCGTCCATCCAATTGGTCTCCAGCCCCATTCGGTCCGTTCCTCACCCTCATGAGTGTCAAAGTTATAGTAGCCCATTCTTAGCGGTCGGAGAGGTTCAGGGATGACACGACGAGGTTCAGGGATGACACGACGAGGTGGTGCTCGTTCTCTAATCATATATCCCCTTTTTGTCTTTGTCACAATGTACTTGTCGGGGATTTTCACAGGGGATGGGGGATGACCATACGCATACTGCATGATTCTATTTGTGACAGTCCTCATACCCGAAGACAACTGAATGGGAATCCACATTGTAGGTGAACGATCAGGGACAACATGAGCATAAAGATCGCTCGCCGACAAAGTTCGGACTTTAGAAAACCCAAGCCTCTTTACGAGCGCTTTAACTTCTTCACGAGTTTTTGGTTTTAGATTTCCATAGTTTTTAGAAAATTCAATGTTAGCCTCTGGAACTACTGTTTCATTAAATGCTGGATAATTTATCATCTCCTCCGTATGACCTAAATTTCCAGCTTCTCCACGAAATACTCTATATTCACCCATTCGTTCACTGGGTATTTCACCCTCTTCTAAACCACCTGATCGAATAACTCTTCGAACCATTACTATACTCTTAGAAAATATCTGCATCTCCAATGAGTGGCTCCAATAAATCGCATATGGGGTTCTTCAGTTGGTTTGTAAAGTAGTAGTTGTAATCGAGTTTCAGCTTATTCTGAAGCACCCATGCTGGATCCTCCGATTTTTCGTACAGTTTAGCTTTTTTCGATCCCTCTGTGATTACATACTGTATACGATCGCCTTGCTTCGGTTCTGATCCTGGTGCCCTCTTCTGTATCTTGTCACGGACTGCGACGTGCGCATGATTCGGAGACTTGTAATCACCGGCAAGAGACTTGCTCAGAAGAAGCTTCTCCATAGGAACCTTTCCATCGAGCAGTTTTTTGGCTGCATTTTTAGCAGCCTCAATCGGCTTTCGAGGATCTGAAGATTCGAGAATCATCTCCAAAATCAGAGAGCAAACTTCTCTGACATATGGACAGAGATCTCGCCTTACAAGCTGAAGTCCTTTGACGTCAATCTTTTTGAAGATTACAGACATCCCCTTCTTTTCATACATCTTTGCTGCATATCGCTTCTTTGAATACAGAAAGTATGGATAGTAAACCTTTTCTAGCTCCAGTTCATTCGGAGCCTTGAAGAGTCTTGAGCACTGTTCAGCTGCCAATTCACCCTGTGCCCACGCATAATCAATAGCCTCTTGACCTTTACGGCCTTGGACATCAAACTCAACCATCACTGAATCAGTGTCACCATATCTCACCTTTGCATCAAAGTTGGATTCGACATAATTCTTCGTCTGCTCAATCATCTGACGGCCCCGCATAGTCACAGAAGCTGCAATCGCCACCAATGGCAACATACCACCATTTACGGCACCTGTAAACCCATACACCGAGTTCATCGACATCTTGAATGCAAGCTGTTTACCATTGTAAATAGCCTCCATAGGAGTTCCTTCAGCTTGAGCCATATCCTTCTTTGCCTTTTTGCGAAACTGCTTCAGCTCCTTGAGAATCTCTGGCAAGAGGCTCGGAACACCCTGTGCAAACCTGTGCTCTCCGTACTGCTCATACTCGACTCCAGGCAAGTTGTCATATTTGGGGTTCATCACCATCGTCGAATAACAGAGATTGTGCGCAACCATGATGCTCGGATACAGACTTGCAAAATCAAGGGCTGTGATTGGTGTGTAATAAGCGCCAGTCTGAGCATCCAGCACAGTTGCACCCTCAAACTTTTCCGTCGACACAGACTTTTTGTACGGAATTGTCGGAATCATAAATCCAAGCTCTCGAGCCTTTCGTGCAATCTGACTGAAAACCTTAATCTGCTGACCTCTCTCGGAGAGATAACTCAACGGAACCCAAGTAGCCTTGGCCATCTCGACCAGATTCTGAATCGTATACAGATGATTCATCAACTTGTGAGGAAGTATCGTATCCTGAATACAATAGTCTGCAACTTCACCCAGACGCTCAGGATTACCCTCTGCATATCTACTGAAAATCTCCTTGACTGGCATATCATTCTTCTGATCCTTCAGAAACTCTTTGGATACGTTATTCAGACTATATGATTCGAGCTTGTGCTCACGCTTGACGTCGTGGAAAAGATCAAAGACAAATCGTCCAAGCATCGGAACCATCTTCAGAATGTTTGAGCCAAGAGCTCCACTCGCGAGACGCTTTTCGACATATTCAACCGGTTCTAAGTGTCTCCGCCCCCAGATGAATCCATGGGGCTCACATTTTGCTATGCTCAGACGCTTGTACAGATATTCGAGATCAAATCCGAAAATATTCCAGCCGGTAACAATGTCTGGATCAATGTCTCGCATGTGCTCCGCAAAGGATTCGAGCAACTCCTTTTCAGACTTGAACCATTTGTGACCCTTTGTTTCTTTGAGACATAGACACACCGACTTGTTCTCTGTAGTCATTGCAATCTGAAAAACAACATTGTCTGGCTTGTTGGGATCTGGGAATGATCCATCTGCAGAGAAACACTCTATATCGAGCGACATAACCTTCAGTGTCGCCATGTCATCTCTCGCGACTGGCTTCAGCGACTTCCAGTCTTGGCACCATAAATCGTACTTGGTCGTGTGGTTATAAGCTCGTATGCACGAGGCTCCAGTGTCAATCCAGCCAGCCGACTGAATTCCTGTCCTATGCATAAACCTCAAAACTGGATCGATATTCCCTTCATAGATATTTTTGAATTTCCATTGAGATTTCTTAAACTCTGAATACGAGTCAAATGTTAGCTTGACAAATGTGTGCTTCTGGCCATTCTGAAACCCCCAGAGATCCTTCGCCTCTACTACATCCGTTTTGTACGCTCTGAGTGGAGCAGTATTGTTTGTGCGTAAAAAGTAATAAGGTTGAAACTTACACGATAGGGCAACTGAATCACCTTCAGCTGTTCTACCGTACATAGTGACTGTATATTCTTCATCAATGTCTCGGGCATCCCAGGCAATCACCTGAAACACCACCATATTTTAATAGGCTTTGTATTTTTTAAACTCCGCAGACATGGTAGTACTGTACTGGATCTTCTGTCAGGTCAATCATTGGGATTTCGTATACTTGAGGCTGCTCATATCGCTCTACGACCAACTGAGCAATCCGAAACCCAGGATGAAAGTTGAAAGAATTGTACAGGTCCGAGTTGTACAGAACCACCTTGAGCTCACCCTTGTAATCAGGCTCCACAATCTCAGACATGACAATGAGACCATTCTTGATTGAGAGTCCTGGACGAGATGCTAGACGACCATATGTCCCCTCTGGAAACTTGACAACAATACCCAAAGGGACAACCTGCCTATGTCCAGACTTGATTGAACCGTGAGTGCATGCTACCAAGTCATAGCTTGCTGCATTTGATTGCTCTGGCAGATTTGCTTCAGGGAATAGTTTTTCAATTTGTAGAAGCATTTATCATCAAGAGTTTAATTTCTTTATAATATCCTGTTTCATTTGATCGAGTGGATAATCCATATGACAAGCCCATTCATCAAAAACATTACGAACCTTTTTCTTTCTGTTTGTCCATATGATACCCTTTCTAGACATTATATTGCATCTCAGAGATACATCACCCTCGTTCATGTATTGTTTCATGCGAATACCCTTGTAATCCTTTGGATCAAGAACATATATAGATCCATATGTTACTATATTTAGTTTGTGTGAATCTGGATGATCTTTGAGCGACTTGACTAGTTCAGATGTCACATATCCACCATATGAATGACCTATAATATTAACAGATACTGTAGTCTTATCTTCGAGTGATTTCTTCACCTCTCGAATCACCCGTCTTATGAATCCATCGATTTTGTTTTGGCCTGCCCAACATCTGAATCCTATGTTGGTTACCATTTGCCGCAGATGCTTATTACATCTCTGCATATATTTGACATTTGCAAGTTTCTGCGTCTTATTACCACTCATACAACCAACTCCCCAAAGTCCATATAGATGATGCATCCTTTCATTGTCACATAAAAAAATTGTCAACTTGATATGGAATGAAGAATGTATGTGTGTATGATTCTGAGCAAACAATGGCTGGACTGATACATCACATAACAGTTGTTTCATGGGAAGGCGTATCTCTGACGGTTGAGATTGAAGAGATTACGCGATTCTACAAGGATGATCCATCAGTGACTCGAAAGATTGAGCAGACGAGAGTTACTGGGCACGAGTATCACGTATTGGCCTGGAATCGAGCCATTCCGAAAATTCTCAAGTTTATGGTGGAACATGGACCGACAGTCGTCAGCCATGCTTGGCACAAGGATATCGAATTTCTTCATCAGACTCAGGAATTCATCTCCAAGAGTAGCTCTTGTTCTCGAATCTTTCACAAGAAGCTGACAGTGTGGCCAGAGACAGGTTCATATGATAAGAATTGGTCGAAGATTGCTCGTGTCTGCTCTATTCATTTTCTGATGAATCGGTGCCCAAAGTTTATGAAGGCTTATACGGCATGGTATTCCCTCCGTGATGATGCCAAGTTCAAAGTGCACATGGATCTTGAACGGCTTACGCAATTTGTAAAGTGTGAAAAGAGTCATGAAGAGAGTCACACATCACTTCAGGATTCTTTGGATCTGCTGCAGGTGATGAAAGAGGCGTACAAGTACGACAAGTACAAGATTGATGGGAGATCATATTTCATTTCGGAAAAATCGATGGAACCTTCACTTTTTCGTAGCCAGCAACAAAAAGTCGAAGTTTGACAGCTTCTCCGAGATTGAAATCAAAGACGTTATCGTCACCCAAATCTATGAAACAAGTGGGGTACTGATATGTCTTGCGTAGTTTAATAAATGAATTCAAAACAAGTTGTAGATATGAACTAAGATCTTTCACCTCAAATCTATCCTTATATTTGAGGCGAAGAATCATGACTGAATCTTTCCCTACGAGATGTCCACAGGGGGCAGTTTCATTTGCTGCACCATCAAAGTAATTCCATTGTCCATACTTAAAACTAGAAAAGAGAACCGGAATAGATACAGACATACATAGTGCATCTACGATGGACATTTGTGGATGTGTATCCACAGAAAAGTAATGAGTCTGAGATAACTCGATACAAAATGCAGATAGATATATTTTAATCGGAAATGTTTTGAATAATTCTTCAAAGGTGACATCTGGTATACAAGTCTCTATCAATGTTCTGATTGTCTCTCGTGGAACGAAACCATAAGACTCGAAAAGAGATTTGATGTTTGGTTTGAGATGAGATATGGGAACCTTTAATGATGTCTGAAGAATCTTTTGAAAATCAAACTTGTGTATGGCCATCATACATACTGCTAAAGCTCCTGATGAGCTTCCCGACAATGTCTCGAGATCATTCAACATTCCATCGTCCCACAATTTGTTCAAACCACCCAAAAGTGCAAAATATCCCACCGCACCAGGACCTACTGCAAGGTGTTTCATACCATTAGTCGGCTGGGAAAATCATGCGAGAAAACGCAACTATGAGCATGTATACGATAGCATCATAATACACTGGACCCATCGATGGCAAGATAAAGAAGAACCCTGTAGGGAGAAGGATATCCTGTTTAGTGAGGGAAAGCTTAGTTAGTAATTTGAGAGAAAGATAATAGGCAATGCCAAAAATAAAAGCGGATGAGTACTTATCTAGGTGAACAAACATCTTGACGAGGAGAAATACAATTGTGGGCAAATACACCTTCTGACTCAGAGGGTCAGGAATCATTACTGTTGGCTGAGAATTATTTCACAATATTGATTGAAAGACACTGGTGCTCGAAGATATTGAGACTCGTAAAAATCGCGTATCCTCATATAATTATTAAGCAGCCACTCACTGTTCCAATCCATCCAAGTCTCTGGATCAAACTCATCCTCCTGATTATCATCATCAGAGTTGTAAGAAAGCTCTTGCTCGTCCCAGATTGCCTTGGGGACGTACTCAGTGAGACCATACGAGACATTCTTGAAAACCATCTCAGCTTGTATTACTAGCAGTCATAACTTTTAAGTACGGTGCAGGACTGTACAAACAATGGATACTCCTTGTAGAATTGATCAAAAAAGTCTGCCCTGTTAGCTACAATATGAGTAAATGTCATATCAACAGCCTCCTGAAACTCTTTCAGAGTAATATTACGAATCTCATCCTCTGTATGATGAGTTCCATCACTCTCAATGAGAGCCCCTCCAACCATAATCATCTTGCACTCAGATATCCATGTGTTTCCAATAGTCACATCAACTCCGTGCATTCCAGAGTTGGCAAGAATACAGCGAACAAAACGAGCATCTGGCTCAATGACAATCAGTTTCTCGATACGTTTGCGGATTCCAACCGAATATTGTCCAATGCCCCCACCGAGCTCTAGAACAACTGCATCCGCTGGAATTTGAGAAACAAATCGGGTTACTTTTGATTCATCTACTGTTACAGGTCCAAGATACATTATACATCAAGGACTTTTGATCTTTATACCAAAGACAGCGAGTCGCGCTGAACTTCTGGTGCTGCATCCAAAATAGCTTGAAATGCCCCCTCTACTCGGACAACATCTCCGCCAAAATACGAGCCAAGACCATTCTTAATCACTTCACGGGTGATTGAACCACGAGAAGTCTTGACGCTGTACTTGACCTTGTTCTTATTTACATTCACAGAGCCGATATCCTCCTTGTTCATGTACGTCTTGATAAATGTCCGAAGCTCCTTCTCTCGCTTATTCAGCACAGAGAGATCCTTGCGAGCCTCTCCTAGCTGCTTCTTCAGCTCGACCCAAGTTGTCATTGCATCCTTGAAGTTTTCAGTTACAGGTTCCATTGACTATTTAGTACTTGTATTCTTTATTGTGGTGCTCGCTGAACACTCCAGCTGACGTCGTAGCTGGTATCCTTGAATCGGATTGGAAGTCTTGGTGGTGCTGCCGTCTCACCCATCACTGGTGGGTTTGGCATTGGGGCTGGCCCACGCTCGTCTGCGTTGGCAATACCTCGGAAGCTAGAGTCGGGATAATTGGGTCCTATGCTACCATCTGGACCTGCAAACACTGGACCAGTATCTTCAGTATCGTACCCGCTCTTGCCCATGCCCTTGCCCTTGCTCTTGCCATATGCATATGATGACACGGTTACTGGTCCTCTTGGATCACTTGTGTATAGGGTCTGGTCATATGCTGTCTTGGACTGAGCAGCAGATGGGCCGGACAGTAGATTGGGGCTATTTACCGACTCGTAATTCTGTCTGCGTAGTGCTGCTGGTGACCGTGAGACGTGTGCAGGGCCAGGTACTGGTACTTCATACGAACTCTTTGTCATCTGATATACTATGAATAGTATCACCATACCAATAATGATATCTTGCTGGTTCATTTATAGTATGTACGGAAAATAATTTAATCAAGATAATCTTCATCATCAGATGGATCTTCATCTTTGAAGAGGTACTCTACAACCTTTTTTGGCTTTGTAGACTTGACCTGAAGGATTTTGAAAATGGGGCCAAATGAACGCTTCAGAAACCATACACCCGACAATTCAACTATAATATCAGCACCAGACGACCAATCTGAATCCAACTCCTTTTGAGTCTTGTCAGTGTTCCAGAATGTTGTAGTGACACGACCCTTTGAGCTTGACAAAGCAACCTCGAACGACCCAGTGCTCAGAGAACTCTGGAAAGCCTTTTCAATTGTAGCCTCGGCAATCTCACGGCTGAACCACTCTACACTGTTCTTCTTTGCACGCTCAAGCACCTGAGACTCGAGGCTCTTAATCTGCTCCGTCTGCTGATCATTCAGAGACAGAAGGATTGGCTTCCCCATGAATGAATCCGTCATGATGTTGTTGAATTGTGCGCGGTTGGAACCAGAAACCTTGAGGTAATATCTGCCATCAGGGACCTTGACCAGTGAACCAAACTCCATTGATATGTCGATAGACAATATTATTAACTTAAAGGCGCAAGGCTCTGTATATACAGAATGGAGTCTACACTTCTTGCACTTATTGAGGAGCAGTCAAAGGAGATTAAGGCGATGCGCAAGGATCTGCGCAAGATTCGGCAGCATCTGGATGACCCAACTGGAGAGAAGGCTCAGCTCCGCTCTCAGAATAATGGATTCCGCAAGCCCCAGATGGTATCGCCAGAGCTTCGTGAGTTTCTCGGTCTAGGCCCAGAGGATCGTATTTCTCGGGCTGATGTAACTCGTAAGCTCAACGAGTATGTAACCCTTCACAACCTGAAGCAGGGCCAGAATCTCACCATGGATACAGCTCTCCAGGCTCTACTGATCCCTCCTGAGGGTGTTCAGGTTACATTTCTGAATATCCAGAAGTACATCAACCGGCACTATATCAAGGATACTCCTCCAGTAGATGCCCCTGTAGTTGAGAAGAAGAAGGTGGTTCTGAAGAAGAAGTAGTTTAGAAATAATATTGACTTGTAATATATACATGGAAAAGTTTACTAAAACTCATATAGAGTCCCTCGTGGGTACAAAGATTAAGAATCTAAATTTGTACATACGAGCACTAACACACACATCAGCCCTGAAAAAGTATACAAACCTCAGTGAAGACTATGAAACCCTCGAGTTTATGGGTGACTCAGTTCTTGGATTTGTCATTACAAAGTATCTATTTGACAAGTACAAGGATCAGAACGAAGGATTCTTGACACGTGCACGTACAAAGATTGTAAGGAGTGAAACTCTTGCAGGATTTGCACGATCCCTAGGTCTAGGGAACCTAATTCTGATGGATGATAAGGGTATTCGTAACAACTGGAACAACAATCCAAAGATTTTGGAGGATTGTTTCGAGGCTCTTGTGGGTGCAATCTATATGGATCTAGGGATGGTTGCAGCCAGAGATTTTATTTTGAATATTCTCGAAACTGCAAATGTATCACTGATTGATGATAATTACAAGGATCAGGTGATGAGATATTGTCAAGCTCTCAAATATCCACAACCAATATATGATGTTATATCACATGTGAATGGTATGTTTACAATTAGACTTGTAATGAATAATACAGTATGTGGACAAGGTGTTGCATCAACAAAGAAACAAGCTGAACAATATGCAGCACATATGGCACTTAAGACTATGAATCTCTCAATACCTAGCTATGCATCCCAAGGTCCAATCGCTTATTGATCAGCACTATGATGATCAGAAATCTGAAGCCTGGTTGGCTCTACGAGGTACGATGCTTACTGCATCAGATGTCGCAACAGCCTTGGGTGAAAACCCTTACGAGAAACCATCAAGTCTCATTCTGAAAAAGTGCGGAGTTCCTTCGGAATTCAAGGGGAATGATGCAACTCGTCACGGTGAAAAGTACGAATCGGTTGCTAGGGATCTTTATTGCGAAAAGACTGGTGAGATTGTTCACGAGCTCGGGCTCGTTCAACACCCTGAGATTCCTTGGATTGGTGGATCTGCAGATGGTGTAACAGAATCTGGAAAGCTCATCGAGATAAAGTGTCCAATGAGCCGCAAGATTGAAAACAAGGTTCCAAAACACTATCTTGCCCAGCTTCAGGTGCTCATGGAGGTTCTTGATCTTGATGATTGCGATTTCATCCAGTACAGGCCAGACCCATATGAGTATGTAGTTGTTAATGTTCCAAGAGATCGTCAATGGTTCTCTGACCGGTTGCCGAAGCTAAGGGAATTTTGGGAAGAAGTTCTTAATAAAAGAAATAATGGTCTATGTGAAATAGTATGAAGTGCCTGTGTTGTTCTAAAAAACCAGCAATCCTAAACTGCAAACAATGTTCACATGTTTACTGTACCAATTGCATACAGCTAGAGACTCATAAGTGTTCAAGTCTAGAGAAGTATATACTTGCCGAACGCAAAAAATTGAAAGAATCTCTACCTGTAATCAAGGCTTCAAAAGTAATA